GACCTTCTATTTTTAACTGATGTGGGACTATATAGCCTGATGAGCCAATTCTTCTGCCAATGGAGCCGGGGGATAAAATTTCACAGCCGATATGTTGCCATTATAATACTTGCGTATGCCACTAGGTAATTTAATATATTATATTATCTTTTTGGGCTCGATACAAATTATTTTCAAGATTTGAACGAATAATTACTGTAATTCGGTGACAGGATTCGCCTTTTTAGAACTCCCTTTGAGATGTCAAGTGCTATAGAAGCAGCCGCCAAGCTATCATATTCGATCCCATCAACAATACAACTGATTGCCGGGATGTATTTTCGCTCTTTTGCTTTTTTTGACATTTTTTCTCTTGTTTCTTTTTTGATTTCTCTTCCTCGATGGGCGATTCCTATTTTTTCTTTTGTTTCGTCAGACAACTCTTTATACAGATTCACTTCACTAAGTTTTTGTCTATGTTCTTCTGTTTTTGGAACGCCACTTTTGGCTTCACTCATTTTTTTTCTAGTAGAAATAGAGCGAATACTACCGGAAGCATTCTTATTGCCTTGTGCTTTCGCTGACATTTTTTCTTTTGTTTTGTCAGAGTGCTTGTCTAGTCTAAATTTTATAGCTCCAATGTTTCCATTGTAATATTTTCTCTCCCCATTAGGTAATGTAGCAGATAAAACTTTTTCTTCCCATTGTATCTCTACTTCTCTATAGACAAGTTCAGCTTTGGTTCTGCATAATTCAATAATTTCAAATTTAAACTTGTCTTTACCAAGTTTATCAATCAGTTGGTTAACAGACAATGAACTAGATGTGTATGTCTTCCAGTCAGATTCTTTAACTATTTTTTTCCTGTTAATCCTGTTTGCAATCTTTTTACGATTTGTTGAATGGAATTGCTTTCGTCCAATATACATCATGTTATTTTCTAAGTTAGTTATTCTGTATATAAAACCAAACCAAGAATTGATGTCTATCTCACATGTGGTAATCCAGTGACCAAAATCGTTTACCATAAAAAATCCTATATTGATAATTGTATTTACCAATATATTTATTTTTACTTCTTTTTACCGACATACTTATCAGTACTGTTCTGAAAAGCTATCATATGTTGTAAAGCCATTTTCCTTAGTGACCATAAGAACATTATTAACACGACCTGCTAACTCATCCTTATGGCTTACTAGGAAAATACTCTTATTACGTTCACGTGACATCTTCTTAAGGATAGCAAGACTGTTTTCAACACCACTTGTATCCATGCCACTGTCAATCATTTCATCAATAAACAATAGATTAATAGGATTATACAAGCTTTCCCAAACATCACGAAATGCCCAACTTAATGAAAGTATAAGACGGTTGCGTTCCCCGCTTGAAAGATTATGAAAATCAAGTTCTCTACCAAGCTCGGTGATCTCCACATTAAGATCATTTAGGAACTTAACTTCGTGTGGAAGTCCAATGGCCTGTAAGTATGCTCCGAGACGAGTATTTAGATATGCAAGATTCTGATCAATGATACGCTTACGAACAAAACTATCTTTGTTAGTCAGCAACTTTAATAAGAACTCTTGATGCTCTTTTATTTGTGTTAATGTGTTGATCTTATCCCATGTAACTTCTTCAATTGCTGATGTTTCCATATCAACAATTTGTTCAGCATAAGGATCTTGATCTTCCCGTTTACGATTAAGTTGTTCGATTAGTTTTTCTAGGGTTGAACGATGATTTAGTGCCTGTTCAAGAGAATCATAAATGACAGTTGGAGCAGTACCTATAGTGCCCAGTGCATTTAATTGATCTTGATACTCGGTTGCTTTTGATTGAAGTTCAAGCATATGATTTTGACAGTCGGTATATTGTTTTGCTTTGGTTTCTAATATCATACCCATGTTTGCATCATGCAGCATTGATCCGCAAGCATAGCAGGTATGATTCTTAAGATCAGCTATTTCACTTTCTAACTTTTGATATAGCTTTTCTTCTTTGGCATAATCTGCACGTAAGCTTCGCAGCCATTTATCGCATTCGGTTTTCTTTTTTACACGTTCGTGATAAGCAGAAAGTTCCTTGTGTGATTGAATTTCAATATCAATGTCCACATTAGCAAGATCCATGAGACCACGTTCTAGTGTTACAACATCTTCTTCATGCTTTGTAAGCCAAAGCTTCTGTCTACGCTTAAGGTTTTCAATTTGATCTGCAATACGCTTGTTAGCATCCTGTACTGCTTTGATACGCATTTCCTCTTCAGAAATTGTATCTTTAGTTAATTTAATCTGATTTCTAAGAGATTCAGCTTTCTCACTGAGAATTGTAATACCTAACAATTGCTCAATAATAGTACGCTGATCGTTAGCTCTCATGCTAAGAAAAGGTTCGGTGTAGGTATTAAGAGCAAGTACGTGCTTAAACATGTCATGCTTCATGCCCAGCAGGCGTTCAATATCCTGCTGAGTTTCACGACTGTCTCCTTGGCTATCGTCTGCATAGCCTTCTTGCTCTTGACCATCAACATAAAGCTTTAACACATTATGTTTGCGTCCTCTTTCAATACGATAATCTCTGCCGTTGACTTCAAAGTCAACTGTGACTAACATGTTTTTTGCGTTGGTACGATTTATTAAATTATCACGCTTGATGTTAGTAAGTGCTTGACCGTAGAGTCCATAGCTCAGTGCGTTGATAGCAGTTGTTTTACCTGTCCCATTTCTAGCGCCAGAATCATCACCTCCTAGATCTAAGTTAACACCGAGGACAAGTGTTAAATCGTGTCGGTCAAAATTGATAGCTTGCGTAGCATTACCTACGCTCATGAAATTCTTCACAGTTAAATTTTTAATTACTAGCATCTATATCCTCAATTCGTAACATAAGTTCGTTGAGTGTTATTGAACACTTATTGAACTTTGATAAGTTTTCTTTATACGGAAGCATCCTTAAGTTCTCAATGTGTCCTATTATGTAAGGATCAACATTGTTTCTAAACCCTTCAAATATACTATACATGTGATCCAGATGATAGTCAAGTTTGCTGCGACGGTCGTAGTTTTCTAAGATAGTTAGGTCGTTCCTTTTAGTCTCTGCCCATACTTTTTGTTTATAACGTAGAAAATCATCTACCATTTCTTCAGGAGTAGCTCTTCCGGTTGTTACTTGTCCCGCTCTTATTGTCTGTCCAATTCTGCGACTATCTTCAACTGATCTACTGGATACGGTTTCTTTTATTTTTTCTGCTATTTGTTTTTTAAGTAGTTCTGATTCTTCTTCGGTAAGATGGATCCATCGATTTTTTCTACGGTTGATATCTTTGATCGCTTCTTCTGGTTTAGATTTTAGAGTAGCTTGCCACTTTTCTTGCCTATCATTGAAAATCTCAAGACCTACGATGTTACCATACTTTTCTATACATTTTTCTTTACTAAAAACTGACTGAAACTCAGATACTAACTCTTTCGCTTCTTCCTCTGAGAAACCTTTCGCTGTATAAAATTCTACACACCTTGGACTTAAGGTTCTTTTTTCTTTTATGGTCATATTAGCTCTTTTTAAACCGCCTAAAGATTGCCTTTCTCTTATCTTTTCCTTCGCTTCTTCTTCTGTAAATCCTTTGTTGATATAATATAATACATTATTTGGTCTTCTAATAGCAATTTGGTATCTTGCTTGTTCCTCTGAGTATCCTTTTTTTAACCATGTATTAATAGAGAATGCTGACATCTGTGTCTCCTGTTACATATATTTAACTAATGGAACAGGAAAGTCTAAAAATATATTGCTGGCTATAAGTATCGTGGAAAAACCTGCCCTGATGGTTATCAGCAAGGCAGGTTAAAACTGTAGAAACTTTGTGATAAATTATCACCTCCCTATCTTAAAAGTTTAGTTTCTACAGTTAATCTTAATTTTATATTAAAATTGAAGAAAAATCTATATTAAAGTCCTGCATAAATTTCCATCAACAGTTTGCGATCATAACTGTTGGTATCAATTGATTCAATTTGATTCATCACAATCTGATCAACCGATTCAAATGAACTGTCAACTTGAACTCCGTTGAAGTCTAGTTCTTGCTTATGAGGAATTAAACTAATTTCTCTTGGATTATACTGCTTAGCCATAGTTTCTTTGATGAAATTAGCTTCTTCATAGCTAATACTAATATCCAAATTGACACGAGCATATGTACGATCATTTAGATATTTGTCAGTATCGTCAATCAATTGAGCAAGATTCATAACACGATACTCAGGGCCTTCAGTCCAATTAATAAACTGTGGCTCTTTGCCCCATTCTAATATAACAGCACCGCGATCATTGTCCCATGCATCAGCAAAATTATGAGGGAAAGCATTACCGATATAATGAATATTATTTTGAGTCTGTCGCTTGTGGAAATGTCCGGTGAAGACTTTTTCTACATGACCAAAATCTTCGCGACGTAGTTCTCCATGATCTGGCATCTCCACCATAGAATTCATCATAAATTTTGGCAATTCAAAGTGGCCCATGACATACCTATCTTTGATCTTACGAATATTCTTATGTTCTTCGCCAATGAGCCAGGGAACAAAACAAACATCACCCTCGCTATATTGATCGTTTATCAGTTGAATATTTTTAAATTTAGACATATATTTGATACTACTGATAGCTCTTTTATCTTTATAGAATAAATCATGATTTCCTGGAATCACCATAATTCTACAACCAACTGAATCTAATTTTTCTAATATACGCAAACTATAGTCCATAGTTTGAATATTAATTGAATTTCGATTATGATGAAAATCACCTAAAAACAAAATGGTATCGCAGTTATTTGTTTTTACAAGATCGATAAACCAATCAATATATCTCAAACAATCTTCATTATGTATTTGACTATTTGATTTCTGACCAACGTGTAGATCACTGAATATTGCTGCTCTTTTGAATAAATTTGCCATAATACTATTATACAAACATTATTGGGTAAAATCAATAAATAAAGTTGTAGTTCGCGGATTCCGAGGTCCCAACTACTCTACTGCTTTGAGGAGCAACAGCATATGAATATTTACGCACACAACAATTAAAATTTGCTGGCTGGAAATACCTTTAACTTTTGCCTATTAAGCTTGTAGGATCAATGTCAACTGACACTATTTCCTTAGCTTTGATTGAATTTTCAGTTTGACGAGTATAACTTGGATTCAATCCATTCATCTCAAGAATGTCATCTCTGAGATGCTGACTACGCTTCTCAACATTCAATACACGAGTAAAGCTATTAGCCATTGTTGCTGTATAATAAGCAAATGGATTATTTGACTTGGATTCATCAAACTGTAGACCAACTTGGCTTAACTGCAATAGTGCTTGGCTACGCATCTCATCATTGTATGTGTAGCCTCGCCAGTTGCCTTTTGATCCAAAACGTTCACATAGTTTCATAAACATTCTGGCCAAATTATTGGTCATAGCGCCGTGATCCTTGTTGAACCATCCGTTGTCAATACCACCTTCCCAGTGACTCTTGCCTACACAGACAAGTTCATCATCATCATTGAATCGATAATGTTGGAATGGAGGAAAGTTAATTTTAGCATGTAGATCACTTGCTGTCTTTGGAGTCTTCTTACGACCTGGAGCAAGTGGGACATGATCCCATGTCATTATACGAAATACAACTTCCTGCTTCTTAATCTTATGCCAGTCTGGCATATGATCGTCTAATTTAGTTTTAACTCCACTTAACCCCGCAGCTTCCCAAGCAAGTTTAGCAATTCTAGTTGCTCGTGCTCGTTTAGCTTCTGCAATGGTAAGTTTATTAATCTTAGATAAGCTAGGAAGAATTAAATCAAATTGATGATCGTCAGTAGTTAGATAGCTACAATAAGAATTTTTACTTCTGTGTATCTCTTTTAATAGATCTTTATTAGTTAAGTAAGGGGTGCGTTTTGTGACCATAGCTTATTATATAGCCATATTAAGAATTGATAAATATTTTTATTAAGAAAAGACAAAAAAAGATATGGTAACTTTTGCTCCGATACCTCCTAATTTTTATGGCAGAACTAAAGCTGCCAACACTAGTTCAGTGACTGGCATACAGGGAGGCAGTAACTCTTTAAATGGTACAGGATCATCAACTGCTAACAAAACAAGAAGCAATGTTACCCCTGGAGCATCTAATAACATTAACAATCCTGCACAACCAAATTTTGTTCCTCCTGTAAATTTTGCTGCAAGTGTGGGGACATCGGGTATTGCCATTGGCACTAGTTTTAATGTAGGTGGAGTTAATTTAAGTGGCGCAATTGGGTACTCTACAACAGGCGGATTTAATGCTGCGTTATTAAATCCAAGTATGAATCGCCTTGCAATCAGTGGTCTTCCGCAAGCAGGTGTATATACATTAGGCATTGATTCAACAGCATCAGAACCAGCTCCGTCGCTAGATCAAGTTGCTGCATTCAGCGACTCGGCCGAAGACCGTGTAATAATAAGTGATCAAACTGGATTGTTTATTAGTAAAGGTGGCAATTTTCAAGCATTGCTCGACACCGGCGGCGTATTATTCCCTTATACTCCTGTTATATCAATTGCACATAAAGCTAATTACGAATTAGAAAACCTAATTCAAACTAACTATCCTACTCCATATTACATTAACAGTAGTGTAGATTCAATTAATATTCAGGGTAGATTCACTGCCCAAACTGAACCAGAAGCATTGTATATTCTGGCGATGATGACTTTTTTTAGAACAGCAACTAAGATGTTTTACGGAGCAAGTCAAAATAGAGGAACTCCACCACCTGTGTTATTCTTAGATGGTTATGGGAAAAATGTATTGGATCATATCCCTATCGTTATTTCAAATTTTAGTTACAATTTGCCCAATGATGCCAACTATATTTCAGTAAACTACTATGGAAAAATTAATAAGGTGCCAGTTGATCTACAGATAACCATTGATGCTATACCCACATACAGCAGAAATCAAATTAGTGATAATTTTGATCTTGTTAAATTTAGTAATGGTCAATTATTAACTGGTGGATTTGGTCAGCGAGCTGGAGGATGGATTTAATGGCAGGGCCTGTTTCATATAAATCATCTAGCCCTTATAGTACCACTGGGTTATTTGATGGTAAATTTTTAGATATATTAGATTATAGAACTATACCTCCTCAAGCAGATGATGTTTACAAACAGATAACTGCAACATACCATCGTCGTCCTGATTTAATGAGTTATGATCTTTATGGTACGGTAGAGTTTTGGTGGGT